TGGCACCGGGCCGTCCGGCTACAAGCTGGACATCACGAAGATGCAGATGGTCTACATCGACTACTCGTGGTACGGGGCCGGGTTCATCCGGTGGGGCGTTCGCGCAGAAGACGGCACCGTCAGGTTCTGCCACAAGCTCCTGAACAACAACACGAACACCGAGGCCTACATGCGCTCCGGCAATCTGCCGTCGCACTACGAGTCCTCGACCATGCCCCTGACAGCCCTGCTGACCGCCAACCTTGCCAGCGGCACGACCACTTCGATGAACGTGGACGACGCCAGCAAGTTTCCGCCCAGCGGCACGGTGCGCGTGCGTGGTTCTGCGGTGACCAGCGCTGTCGAGTACATCAGCTACACGTCAAGGACCAACACCGAACTGCTGGGCCTGACGCGCGGTCTGGCGCAGGGCTCTGCGCCATCTGCGTTCACGCTGACGGGTACAAACCAGCAGATTCCAGTCGAGCTGGTCACGCCGACCTCGGCGGCGGCGGTGTCGCACTGGGGTTCCAGCGTCATCATGGATGGCCGGTACGATGACGACCAGTCGTTCGTGTTCAACACCGGCAATTCCGCCGTCGTGAACATCCCGGCTTCGCAGTCTAGAGCCTTGTTGTCCATCCGGCTCGCGCCGTCTGTCGACAGCGGTCTGACCGGCATTCTGGGGGCGCGGGAACTGATCAACCGCATGCAGCTGAAGCTTCGGTCCATCGGTTTCCTGTCGTCCGGCAACACGACGCTGCGCCTGAACATGGTGCTGAACGGGCGCGTGACCAGCGGCACGGCGGCCAACTTCGCTGCTGTGGGTGGTTCCAGCCTGGCGCAGGTGGCCTTGCACACGACCGCCGGCGCGGTGGTCGTGTCCGGCGGCGAGTCGATTGCCGGCTACTTCCTCAACGTGTCGGGCGGCACGAATTTCACCACGACGACGGCGGAACTCAACCTGGTGCGAGATCTGGGCAATTCCATCATCGGCGGCGGCAACAGCCTGACCGTGCCGGGTGGCTTCCAGAACGTCTACCCGGACGGCCCGGACATCGTGCATGTGGTGATTTCCAACATCGGCAGCGCCGCGGCGGATGTGGTATGCCGGCTGTCGTGGACTGAAGCACAGGCGTAACCGGAAGGGAAGGGAGGGTAGAAGGATGCCGTTCAACCAGATAATCGACCTCAACGCGGCAGGAAACGTAGGCAGAAACAGCTACGAAATCCTGCTGATGTCGACCAACGTCATCGACATCACTCTTCCAGCAGGGGCTGGGACAATTCCTGACACGGCAATTGAGTCGGTTACCTTGCCGCCGGGATATTTGCGTTTTGGAGACTGCATCCGGGCATCCGTGGCGACCGAGTACATCTCAGGCGCTGGGATATGGAATGCGGCTTTCAACGTACGGGTTGCGAACGGCGGGATTGCGGAGAGCAGGATAGAAACCTCGACCAGCGAGCTTCTTGGAGGAATGACTATTGGCGTTGGCCATGTGTTCCAGTCGCAGTCTGCTATCCCGCAGCCGGGCGAAGCATTCATTCAACGACTGTATTCTGGCACGCCATCTCCGCTGAACCTGTCAGGAAACGTGGTGACCCTTGGGCAAAGTAATTCCATCACCACGGTAAACCTGAGGCTCCCGATTGTCGTTGGGCTTTACGGGAGCATGAACAAAACATCCGGGGCCAACGTGTCGAGAGCGCGCTGCCTGTATTACTGCATCGAGGTATTGCGTCGTGCGAACTGAAAAACGCCCGTTGGAATTGGCTCCAGATCATGACACCACGGTCTACCAGCCGGCCGGCAAGCAGCCAAAGTGGACCCTGTTCACGGAACTCGGCCCGGATGGCGTCACCCACTACGACGGCATCCCGGAAGAGGCCCTGACACCGCCTCCACCGCCGCCCACGCTGATGGAGAACATGACCAAGCGCCTGCGCAAGCTGTTCAACCTGGAGAAGGGCAATGGCAAGCAAGACGTTTCGTGAACTGCTGGCAGTCGCAGGGCTGTCGCAGGCAGGGTTTGCCCGCATGGCGGGCGTCGACATTCGAACTGTCAGCCGTTGGAAGGACAATGCGCCGAAGTGGGCATTGCTGGTGGCTGAACAGCATCTGGAATTGCTCGAGTTGCGGCGGAAGGACGCCGTGAACCGGGCTTTGTGCGTGGATTCACCAACGATCGGGAGGGACATGGGTTATGACATTGCAGGAACAACTTGCTGAAGAGCCGGACAAGGCCAAGCAGCAGGAGGAGGCCCTCGCCAAGGTGCGAGCCATCCTTGAAGAGGCCGACTTCGACCTGACCCTTCTCGTGGTCAGCACACTGGGCGGCACGACGATACTGGCGCTGCCACATCTGGACCCGCCGGAACTGTCCGGGGTTTTTCGCTTCATGGCGGGCAGCATCGACGCAGCGCGCGGGCCGTCCGAGGAGGCGGCTGTCCATTGACCTCGGCCCCGAAGACATTCGCCAAGCCGCAGGCCCCGAAGTTCTCGGCCAAGCAGTTCTACGACTTCTGCAACAACCTGCGCGTCGACACCAAGGAGTACGGCATCGTGCCACTTGGGTCGCGCCTGTACGGGGCGCAGAAGGAGGTCGTGTCTCGGATCGAACAAGGCCTTGCCAAGGGCATTCACAGCTTCGTGGTGCTCAAGGGAAGGCAGATGGGTATCTCCACGCTGTCGCTGGCATTCGACCTGTTCTGGGCGTTCAAGTACCCCGGCACGCAGGGTTCGCTGGTCACCAATGACGACGGCAACCGGGACATGTTCCGCAACACGCTGAACATGTACATCGAGGGCTTGCCGGCGGCTTGGAAGGTGCCGGTGAAGATCAACAACCGCTTCGAACTGGGCTTCCGCAACCGCTCCAGATTCCTCTACCAGGTCGCCGGCGAGCGGAAGAACAGCAGCCTCGGCAAGGGCAAGGCGCTGAACTTCCTGCATGCGACCGAGGTGTCGGCATGGGGTGACGAAGAGGCGCTGGCGTCGCTGCAGGCGGCGCTGGCAGAGCAGCATCCGCTGCGGCTGTACCTGTACGAATCGACGGCGCAGGGGTTCAACCTGTTCCACCAGATGTGGGAGACCGCGAAGCGCAGCGTCGCGCAGGACGCGATTTTCGTGGGGTGGTGGCTGAAGGAAGACTATCGGGTCAAGGAGGACAGCCCGATCTACAAGGTCTACGGCTACAAGGGCATGAGTGACTACGAGCGCAAGGCCGTCAGGATGGTCAACAAGCTCTACGGCCACACGATGACGCAGGGGCAGCTCGCGTGGTATCGGTGGAAGCTGAACGACGAGATCAAGGACGACAACCTGATGCGCCAGAACTTCCCCATGCACGAGGAAGAGGCGTTCATCCTGTCCGGGTCCAACTTCTTCTCGACCGACATCCTGACCGACCTCCACAAGGCCCTGCTGCGCGGCAAGCCGCGGGCGCACTTCTCGTTCCGGTTCAGAGACAGGTTCGAAGACACCGACGTTCAGGAGGCGCACCCGAAGAACGCCACGCTGCGCATCTGGGAGTTCCCGAAGCCGGGCGCGGTCTATGTGCTGGGGGCAGATCCGGCCTACGGGGCCAGCCAGAACAATGACCGCTCGTGCGCCCAGGTGTGGCGGTGCTATGCGGACAAGGTCGAGCAGGTGGCGGAGTTCTGCAGCCCGCTGACGGACACCTACCAGTTTGCCTACATCTGCGCGTACCTGTCGGGGGTGTACGGGCCTGCCAGCCGTGCGATGTCGATGATGAATCTGGAGATCAACGGCCCCGGACAGGCGGTGAAGGCCGAGTTGAACAACATGCGCCGCAACGTGGCCGACGCCGGCGGCGTGTCCGGGGAAATCCGCGACTTCATCGGCAACATCAGGTCCTACCTGTACCGGCGCGTGGATGCGGTCAGCAAGAACTATGTGCTGGACTGGAAGACGAACGCGGACTCCAAGGAGCGGATGATGAATGCGCTGAACGACGCCGTGTCTCGCGACCAGTCGGTCATTCGGAGCGCGGAGATGGTCGAGGAGATGCGCACGGTCATCCGCGAGGAAGGAAGCATCACGCATGCGTCCCACACGCACGATGACCGCGTCGTGGCGTCGGCGCTGGCGGTTGTCGCGTGGCACGACTTCATGCGCGCTGAGGCGGCCAAGGCCGGGCAGTTCTGGGCGGAGCAAAAGATGCTGGAAGACCCTGAGCAGGCGTTTCAGCGCGGCCCTGACACCGGGCAGCAGTTGATCCGAGCCTACCTTGGGCGAGCGGGGCTGCGCTGACCATGGGCCGTCCTGAGCCGCCTGAGGGTCTGCCATACAGTGTGGAGGAGCTTATCTCCCGCTTGGTGTATTGTCGCGAACGGAAGGAGCCATCCCTGCGCCAGATTGCGCGGATGGTTGGAATATCCCCGAACTACCTCTACAAGTTCGTCGCGGGGAAGGAGAAGGTATCCGTGGTGTGGCAACGCATCCTGACGGACTTTTTCCATAAATGGGATGCCGGGATTTATGTGCTGGACGAGGAGCGCAAGCTTCGACGCTCCCGCAACCCCCGGCCGAGGATCAATATGCGGGTGGAATTCGGCACGGCGGCCCCGAAGCTGACCTACCGACCGCCCGCGCAGCCAATTGGGATGCCAAAGCCAGCATGGGTAGAAAGCGCAGCACTGTCACGAATGGAAATCCTCGAGTCCTCCGCGAGTTTGTCTGTCTCGCGCACGGGCCGTTTGAAGGTTACGAAGAAGTCTGTCCCCTAGGCTGCACGACGGTCGAGCGCCAGTTCCGGACGCCTTTCTCGATTGGAGCGAAGGCCAAGAACATCGACCGCACCCTGCAGAACCTGGCGGACGATTACGGCATGACCGACATGCGAAACGACATGGGCAGCGTGATGGAATCGATGCGCAAGGGCCAGCACGACTTCAGCCCGACATGGGGAGCCATGCCGGTCGTGAAGCCGGGCGAGGGCGATGCCATTCGTGGGGTGCTGGGGAACACGCCAGCCGCCAACGTGGTGGGCGAATTCAGGGAGGCTGGTGTATTGCGTCCGCCGGCCCCGAAGATGGACTACCGTCCAGACATGACGCCGATTTCCAAGGAGTAGACATGATCATCCCGCCGAACGACATGGAGCGTTTTGCTCTCTACCAGGAACTGTCGAACGCCTGCTTCGCCAGTCGCGCAGACCGTTCGACGGAGTACGCGTCGCGGGAAGCCTACTACCTGTACGGCAACCCGTCCGGCACCAACCCGTCCGAGTACAACAAGGTCTTTCCGTCGATCCAGACGCTGGCTTCGTTCCTGTTCGCGGCGGAGTCGGTGGCCTTCTCGCTGGACTTGGCACCAAACGCGGCAGAGGCCGACATCCAGCGCATTTCGGTGGTCAACAAGCAGCTGAACACGGTGTGGAATCGCTCGCTGGCGGACGCCGTGGCGGCGCAGTGCGTGGAATGGAGTCTGGTGTACAACTCGATGGTGATGAAGACCCTGTGGCGCGATCGCCGCTACCGGGCCTACGCCGTCCGCCCGCACGACTTCGGCGTGTACGAGGAGGACAAGGTCGAGCTGGACGATCAGGAGGCCATGGCGCACAGCTACTACATCACCATCCCCCAGTTGACCCGGATGCTGGATGGCCACCCGCGCAAGGAGCAGATCTTGCGCAACGTGCAGAGCCAGTCCGCACCGCAGGAGAGCGAGGTCAGCGGCCTCGACCGCCTCATCCTGACCGCCAGCCGGCCCATCACCGAGACGAACCCGAACGCCATCGGCTCGCTGTCCGGTTCTTCCAACCAGCCCCCGGCCAACTACGACCCGAAGGTGTCGGTGCAGCTGGTGGAGATGCGCGAACTGTGGGTGTGGAACGACCGGGAGGACGATTATCAGATCGTGACCCAGGCGGGCGATGTCACCATCTACGACCGGCAGGCCGCCGCCCTGACCAAGCAGGGCCAGATGTTCCCGCGCGGCGAGAACCCGTTCACGATGTTCACCCCGACCCCGAAGTACAATTACATCTGGGGCATCAGCGATGTGTCGCGGGTCCAGATCCTGCAGGACAAGTACAACCGCCGGATGCAGGAACTGGACGACCTGCTGGCCAAGCAGATCGACCCCCCGCGCCACGGCATCGGCCTGACCGACGAGCAATTGCTGGCCCTGTCGTTCGTCGGCGGCAAGGCCAACACCAGCGACCCGATGGCGAAGGTGGAGCTCATGATCCCCGAGGTCCCGCCGGAGCTCATCCGCAGCCTGCAGATTCTCGAGGAAGAGTTCGCAGACACACTCGCCATGCCGAACATCCTCATGGGCAAAGGCGAGTCCGGCGTGCGCGGTCGTGGGCACGCGCAGGAACTGGCCCGGTTGGCCAGCAGCCGCATCAAGCGCAAGAGCCTGAACATCGAGAACAGTCTGGAGCGCATCGCGACGCTCATGCTGCGCATCCTGCGGCTCAACGACCCGACCAAGCTGCCAGACCCCAGCAACAACGGCGCGTTCGTGCTGGACCAGTTCATCAGCGAATGCACCGTCAAGGTCGACGCTCACAGCAACAGCCCCATCTTCGCCGAAGACATGCGCACCATGGCGGCGGAGCTTCTGGCCGCTGGCGTCATCGACGGCGAGTCTTTCATTGACATGGTCAAGCCGCCTATGATGGACCTTCTGAAACTGCGGTTCAGGGAACAGCAGGCTCGACAGGCGCAGCAGGCACAGATGCAGGCCGCTGCACAGAATCAGCAACCACCAGGAGAACCCAATGCGCAACAAGCGTAAGACCCGCGGCTCCTGCCGCTGACCGAATTCCCCCCGTCCGCCTAACCCTCCCGCGCTGTCCTTCCCAGCGTACCCTCAAGGCGGATGGGGGGAACCTTTTAGGGCTTCACTCCCCTCAACTTGAACCAGTGCTGGACAGCCTGCCTGCTGCAGCCGAACTGCTGTCCAATCTCCCGCATACTCCATCCCTGTTGCCGCAGGGAAAACGCCTCTTCGAACTGCCCGTCCGGGATCTTCGAATGGCTCAGGTCCCGGCGAACGTCGGGCCGCCGCAATGCATGGAGCAGGTGAACGTACCTCGCAAATGGCGGCATGTCCCGCTGCTTCCACAGTTCTTTGCTCATGTCGGCCCCACGTCTCCTTTGGCGTAATACTCCCGCGTTTCTTTTTTTACTGAAGGAGACTGGCGATCGCATGCCCTGCATTGATGTTTATGTCCATCAGGGAGTCTTTTATTGTAAGCAAAATGGTTTAGCGTTTTGTTTTCGCCGCATTTTCTGCATGTCTTTCTCGGCGCGTTCTTGGACCTTATAAAAAAGTTCTGCATATGTCCCAACCCTTTCTTTCCTGCCATCTGGTGAATTTTGAGCAAGCCGAACCCAACACCTCGCGATGTTTTGTTCGACTGCGACTTCTGCCATCCGGAGCCATTCGTCGCTTCGCCGTCCGGTTCCTGACGCCATCCTTGGCGTAACTCCTAGGCCCAACCCGTCCCGGATTCACCCTGGGCGGGGCCTGTTTTGCGCTGCGGGGACTGTGGACAAGCCGTGTGACTGTTGCCGCAGCAACGAGGCTCGCAGGGGGCTGGAGGTCTGAGAAGGCTTCTGCTAGAGTGAATGCTGATTGCGCATTCGGGGGACAGAGGCTGTTTCTCTACCTCCGAAGCCCTGCAAGGCCTCGGCGCAGTTAACGCTACGCCCCTTCTGCAGGAACTGCAAGAGGGGGCGTAGCAGACCCTTTTCCTTGTGTATGTCCTGTACGACACATGCCCTTTGACCCGCCTCGTGCGGGTCTTTTTTCGTCCAGAGTCTGGACACGCCCTTCCTTGACATTTCGCAATTCGAATCTCTACGGTGGATGCAGAGAACCGGAGAACGAATGTGGCTGTAACGCCGGAAGACATGATGCGACTGCAGGCTGCGCTGTCCGCGCAGGCCCCTGTCGCCCCTGCCCCGGCAGACCCGGCCGCCGCCATGCCGAACCAGCCGCCTGCTGAAGGCCCTGCTGGTGCGCCGATGACTCAGCCGGAGATGCCTGAAGGCCAGCGCATGGCCGCCATGGCTGAGATCGGAACGGCGCTGGACATGATGCAGAACGCCTTGCCGAAACTGGGTGCTGACACGCCAGAAGGGCAAGTGGTCCAGCAGGCCCTGATGATGCTGGCCGAGGCTTTCGGGAATTTCCGAAGCCGGATGACCGAATTACAACCGGCGCAGATCATGCAGCTCATGCGTGCTCTGCCCACCCAGATGCAGGGCGGAGCGCCCATGCAAGGAGGAATGCAAAATGCCCAAGTTCCTGGAGCCGAGCAGCAAGGGCTTCCGTAACCCGATGGCCAACGAAAAGGTCAACGGGAACATCGTGAACCCGCCGCGCATGGCGGAGATGGGCGGTCTGTCGAGCGTTCGCAAGTCCGGTGCGGCTTCGAAGAACTCGATGACCATCCGCAATCCCGGCGCGACCGCGAAGTAAGCAACCATGACAGCAGTCCTTGCCACGGGCGGCGTTGCCCTCAGCGGCGTCAAGAACAGCCAATTCGCGACCTTCGGCAACCCGTATGGCGTGGAGCGTCTGCTGGCGGGCGGCCTGAACATCGACGCGAACTCGGCCAACACCGACTACTCGCTGCAGATGGGCACGCTGCGCGATTTCACCGGCGCGGTGGGCACTCCTCGAGTGTCGACACTGGACCTGATGCCGTATGCGTGGGTGTCGGGCCAGAAGTATCGCGTCACCCGCATCCTGTACGACAACGCGAGCGTGTCGCTGACCACGGCGACGGCCGGCGTGTTTTCGCAGACTGGCGGCAGCGGCGTGACGATTGTCACCAGCGCTGCGCTGTCGGGCCTGACGGCCGCCGCCATCAACTCGGCGGGTTCTGGTGCCACGCCGGCGATTGCCAACGCGACGACCCTGTTCGACCTATCCGCCCTGTTCTTCCGAATTGGCACGGCTCAGGGCGCGGCGGCGCGGCTGGATGTGTACATTTTCGGCATTGTAATGCCGTAACCGACGACGAGAGGAAGGATCTCAGATGTCACTTGAAGGCTTGAGCGCGGACCAGATCGAGGCCATTGCGGCCCTGACCAAGTCCATCACCGACAACCCGAAGACTCGCCTGCAGTGGCAGGCCCTCGTCAAGCAGGCGCACCCGGATGTGGCGACGCCGGAGCTTGACCAGGCGATAGCCACGCAGGAGCTGCACGAGAAGCTGGAAAGCGTCTCCACCGAGTTCAATTCCTACAAGGAGCAGACCGAGGCGGAGAAGCGCGAGCTTCGGGAGTGGGGCGAGGTGATCGGCGCGCAGCACTGCACCTACGCGGATATCCCGGAGGTGCAGAAGTTCATGCAGGAGAACGGCATCGTCAACAAGATGTTTGGCGCAAAGTCGTGGGCCTCCAGCAAGCAGATCGCAGAGCCGACCTCGTCGTCGGCCGGTCGCACGTTCGACATGCCTCAGACGTTCATCCAGAAGTGGAAGGACGGCGGCAACAAAGGACTCGCGCAGATGGCGCGGGATGAAGCGTACATTGCGCTCCAGGATTTCAGATCCGGCAAAGCCGGGTAACCCAACAGGAGATTAGCCCATGCCCGTTTTCGGCACTGGCATCATGCCTTCGGGTTCCGTGGGAACGGAACTCAGCTACGTCACCCGTCGAGCATTCGTGCCGAAGATGGTGGTGCAGATCTACAACTCCACCCCGCTCCTCGCGAACCTTCTGGCCAACAGCCAGGTGGCCCGCGGCGGCGCGTCGCAGGTGTCCGTCCCGGTGCAGGGCGCTCGCTTCGTCAACCCGCAGTACAGCGACTACAGTGGCGCGTTCTCGCAGCCGGCTGTGCAGCAGGGCGCATACCTGACCGAGCAGAACCTGAAGCTCCTGATCGTCCCCATCCCGGTGCTGGGCATGGAGTCGGTCGTGCAGGACGCCCACGCCGTCATCGACTTGGCCTACGCCCGCATGAACGACGCCGGCAACGCCGCCGCCGAGACGCTGGCCACCAGCCTGTACTCCAGCGTGGCGAACCCGCAGGGCCTGACCGGCCTTCCGTTCGCAGTGGACGACGGCACCAATGCCGCGAGCTACGGCAACATCAACCGGGTTCAAAACCCGTGGTGGCGCAGCCGCGTGTACAACGCTGGCGCGACCAACCCGACCCGTCAGAACATGCTGCAGTACATCAGCGGCACGACCAAGAACGGCGCGGAAGTGCCGACCTTCGGTGTGACCGGCTTCGGCACATGGACCCTGCTCGCGCAGGACTTCGTGGGTCAGGAGATGTACCAGATCACTCCGGGCGACAGTTTTGCCGACAGCGAGAGCGGCCCGCGCAGCGCCTTCCGCGCGCTGATGGTGGGTGGCGTTCCGATCTTCGCCGACCCGTTCGCGCCGGAAGGTCAGGTGTTCTTCCTGAACACCAACTACATGAACATGTACATCCACGAGATGGCCAGTTTCGCGTTCACCGGCTTCGAAAGCACGATCGCCAACTTCCAGGTTGGCTACATCGGCGCGGTGCTGGTGGTGGCCGAGCTGGTCAGCGTCAAGCCGAGCACGATGTCGCGCGTGACCGGCCTCAACAGCCTGACGATTTAAGGAGAATCCGATGCCTCTGAACCAGATTGGCTTCGGCCCGAAGACCACCGCATTCGGTGGCATTCCGATCAGCCTTGCCTCCGGCGGCATTTTCAACCTGCCCAGTGGCCAGTGGGCGGTCAACGCCGGCGCGTACACGTTCCTGCAGCAGTATGACCCGATCAGCAACATCTGGTTGCCGGTCGGCACCGGCGCGGGCAACGAGCATGCGGTCGTCTCGAGCGATGGCTACAACTATCGCCTGGCGAACCTGACCGGCTGCCCGGTCGGTGCCCACATCACCAACGGCGGCACGGGCTACACCAACGGTATCTACCCGGCTGCCGCGCAGCTTGGCACGGCCGCCGCCCCCAGCGTGACGATGTCCGCGGGTGGTGCGCGTCCGACGATCGTCGTCGGCGGTGCCATCAACACCTCGGTGACCATCACCTCCGGTGGTGCCAACTACACCCTGCCGCCGATCCTGACGCTCTCTGCGCCGCCGCAGGGTGGCGTGCAGGCGACTGCGGTCTGCACGGTGTCCGGCGGTGCCATCAACGCTGTGACCGTCACCAACCAGGGCGCTGGCTACACCTCGGCCCCGACCATCACCATCACCCGCCACCCGTTCGACACGACCGGCAGCGGCGGCGTGCTGACCGTGAACCCGACTCTGGTCGGCAGCGGTTCCGTGACGGCCCTGACCTTCCCGGACCATGGCACCGGCGGCCTGACGGCTGTTCCGACGTTCACGTTCGCGCCGGCGTCGACCACCGCGGCGACGGCCATCATGTGCTTCACCATTACCGCCTTCAACCAGCAGACGACCCTGACGGGCCTGACGCTGGCGAATATGGGTCTGGCGATTGGTCAGGCTCCGACGACTGCGGCGACGCTGACAAACCCGCGTATCTCGACCGGCCTGTTCATTCCGCGCCTTGCGATGACTGGCATGTCGGCGACGACCACGGGCACGCTGACGCCGATCATCGACGGTGGCCTGCACATGACGATTCCGATCGGCACGGTGTATGTCAGCAACATCGCGGGTTACACTTCGGCCACGGCGGCTGTGGTGCCGACCGTGGGCGGCGTGACTGACACGTCGTTCGTGACCCCGATCTAGACAGCAAGGAGGAAGGAACCATGCTGATCGTCAACAACCAGTTGGAATACGAGATCCGCGCCCGGTACGCCGGGCAGGACTACGAGTTTCTGCCGGGAGAAGACACCCCGTGTGACGAAGAAGTGGCTCGCCACGTTTTCGGCTTCGGGGAAGCTGACAAGTCGCCGGCATTGCTCCGGCTTGGGTGGATTTCGCCTGGGTCGGACAAGTCGGTGGCTGAAGAGCGCCTGCGCAAGGTGGTCTTCAAGCGGGCAAATGTGACCATCACGGCGGCCAAAGAATAACCGGATGTGGCGACCCTCCAGACCTACCTTACCGAATGCCGGCGGCTTCTCCATGACGCTGTCGGCAACTTCTGGTCCGATCCTGAGCTGATCGACTACATCAACGCGGGGCGCGATCGCGTCGCCGCTGACACCGCCTGCAGCCGCAGGCTGGTGACCATCACTCTCAACGTCCAGTCCTGCACCGGCACCGGCAGCGGTGGCAACACCATCACCGGCGTCACGCCAGCCCCCGACGAAACGTGGGTTGGCTCCAGCGTCATCGGCGCTGGGCTGGTCGGCCTGACCTCCAGCAACCCTGTGGTGCTGGCGGTGTCCGGCTCGACGCTGACCATCAGCGGCACGGCAGCGGCCGGCCCGGTCAGCTTCACCTACTACCAGGAAGCCTACCCGTTCACCTCGGTGTCGGTGCCCGCGGGTCAGACCATCATCGATGTGCTGAACATCTCGGCCATCTGGGGCAACGTCAGGTATGTCCTGCAGTCTGAGGCATGGACGACGTTCAACGCCCGGATGCGGTCCTACATGTCGTTCCAGCAACGGCCTGCGATGTTCAGTGTGTACGGGCAGAACACGGTGTACATCGGGCCGATCGTGGACCAGCCCTACGTCACCGAGTGGGACTGCGTGCTGACGCCGGTGAAGCTGGTCAACGTGACTGACCCGGAGACGCTGACGTTCCCGTACACGACGCCTGTGTCGTTCTGGGCGTGTTACCTTGCCAAGATCCGCGACAGCAGTTGGGACGAGGCCAAGGTGTTTCAGGATGAGTACATGGCCAAGATCAGGCACTCCATCGCAGCATCTGCGATGCGTCGGATTCCGAACGTCTATGCGGGAATCTGACGCATGGCCGAGAAGTCGCTGACCAAGAAGCAGGAGTTCGCCACCTCCGAATTCCGGGGGATGAACACGCAAGCCCTGCGACAGGCCATCGCCGATGGCCAGCAGTCGTGGCTGGAGAACATCCAGCCCATCGGCAACGCCAACGCGCGCACCGTCCCCGGCATGTCCGCCGCCCTGGCTACCCTGCCCGGGAGCGTGACTCCGTACATCGCCATGGGGTTCAACATCATCATCTCGGGCACGCCTCGGGACATCCTGATGATCGCGACCACCAACGGCAACCTGTTCCAGTTCAACTGCCAGACCAACGTCCTTACCACGGTGTCCGCCGGAACGTCGTTCACCAAGGCGTCCTTCGCCCAGTGGGAGAACAGCCGCGTTCTCATCTGCGACGAAGTGTCTGGCCTGTGGGACTGGGACGGCGCGACGCTGAACAACGCTGGGTACAACAATCAGCCGGCCAGCGGACAGCACATCGCCACGTTCAGCGGGCGCGTGTGGGTGTCGAACAATCGCACGGTCACCTTCTCTGCGCCCAACAGCTATCTGGACTACCGCACCACCCAGACGGGCGGGTCGTTCATCGTGACCGACGAGACGCTGCACTCCAGCATCCAACAGCTGATCAGCGCGAACAATTTCCTCTACATCTTCGGCACGTCCAGCGTGAACGTCATCAGCGACGTTCGCGTCGTGTCGGGCACGACGTTGTTCACGAACACGAACCTGTCGACGGGCGTTGGGACGCCGTTCCCGATGTCTGCGGTGGTGTATGGCCGCGCCGTGTTCTTCTGCAGCGTGACGGGCTTCTACGCCCTGTACGGCAGCAGTGCTCAGAAGATCTCCAGCGAACTTGACGGGCTGTTCCCGCTCATTTCCGGCCTGACCAACCCGGCCGGGCTTGGCGCTGCGCCGACTGTCTCCGCCGGCGTCGTGGCCCTGAACAACATCCTGTGCCTGTGCTTCCTCTTCCGGTACGCCGACCCGGCGCTGGGCATCACCCGCCCGCTGCTGGCGGTCTTCTTCGACGGGAAGTGGTTCGTGGCGTCGCAGGGCACGAATAGCGGCATCGGGTCGCTGACGCACATCGTGGACAACGATGTCGACGGTGAGAACAAGCTCTACGGGGTGGATGCCAACGGCAACATCTACGAGCTGTTCTCGGACACCGCGGCGGCGGTGCCCTACAGGTGGCAGACGGCCTTCTGGGACTTCGGTGCGCCGGTGCTGTTCAAGCAGGCCATCAAGGCCGGCATCGGCGTCTACTTCTCGTCGCAGGCTGCGAGCCTGACGATCAACGTCGACACCGAGACAGGCACGAATGCGTTCACGGTCGCTGGTGGCAACCAGCTGCAGTTCGTGGGAACGGGGCCGATCACATTCGTCGGCACGTTGCCGATTGCGTGGATCTCCGGCGGCTACGTCCTGCTGCAGACGGATGTCACCAACATCGGCAGATACCTCGGCCTGACAATGACGGGCGACGCCATCGACGCCACCTTCACGTTGGCGTTGCTCGAGTACAACTATCGCTCCCAGTGGGGAACCTGACATGGGCTTCTGGAATCTTCCGAACACCTTCGCAACGCTGTCTGGCAACCAGCCAGCGAGCAAGCTGGACGACAACTTCGATGCGCTGGCCATCGTCCCGCAGTATGCGACCGCCGCGAGCGGCACGAATGCAATCGCACTGACAGTCCCGATTCCATTCACGTCATACGCAATCGGGATGCAGTTCTATTGCGTTGCTCCCGGCACGAACACGTCTTCCACCGTGACCCTGAACGTCAATAGCGTCGGGGCCGTGAACGTGGTCAAGGACAACAACAACTCGCTAGACGAAGGCGACATCGTGAGCGGGTCTGTTGTTTCGTTCTACTACGACGGTTCGAATTTCCATCTGATGGTGCATCGTTCGTCAGTTGTGTGTGCCGGCAATCGAATCATCAACGGCGACTTCGTGATTGATTCTAGAAACGGCGGCTCGCAGATGGCGTTCAGCACCACGAATACATATGGGCCGGACAGGTGGTTCGTGGGGGCTTCCACTGCAACTAACCTCGCTGGCTGCACCGAGCAGGTTGGAAGCCTGAACCCAGGGGGCGTTCCGAATGGCCCCGGAATCGGATGGTCTGCGTGCAGGGTCCTGAGAAACTCAGGAACCTATGCTGGATTCCTCTGGCTCGCGCAGGCAATCGAAAGTGCCAATTGCATCGACATGGCTGGCCAGACTGTCACGCTGTCTTTCAAGGCGCGTCGTGGATCTGCGTTTGCCGGAACCCTTTCTGCTGCAATCCGAAGCGGAACCGGCCTCAATGAAGGCCGCAACGGATTATCTGGCGGGACGTGGACAAACTATATTCAGGAGGCCGCGAATACATGGTCACTGACCACTGCATGGCAAAGGTTCAGCGTTACCGCAACGCTGCAATCTGGCATGAGAGAACTGGGCGTCTATTTTGCCACCAGCGCCTACACAGGGACTGGAAGCGCGAACGACTACTTCGACATCACCGATGTTCAACTTGAAGTTGGCGCGGCCCCAACCGACTTCCAGAGAATTCCTTATCAAAACACCTTGGAGGCTTGCCAAGGGTATTACCAAGCAGGAGTTTTCTCTTCTGCCGGCGCAAGATACGCAAATGGCTTTGGCTCATGGCACCTGAGAGATATTGAATACACCATTCCAATTAGAGCCGCCAACAACCCGACACTGACAGGATTTGCGGGTTCGAATTGTTCGACTCCCGCTCTTGGGTCTGTGACGGTTCGAGGATTTTCAATTCAAGTCCAAACGAGTGCGGCGGCCCAATACTCTGCCACAGGGAATTGGGCTGTCGATGCGGAAATCTAACATGTACAAACTGGTCAGAAACTTCGACGGTGTGCGTCGATTGTATGCGGATGGTTCAGAAGACCTCATCCCAAGCGACGACAGTTACCCACAGTGGCGCGAATACCAGAGATGGCTCGCGGAAGGAAACGTCGCAGATGAAGCATGGACGCTGGACGAAGCGAAGCGTGCGCAACTCGACCTCATCACGACGGCCCGCAACGCGGCTCTCGCGACGCTCGTCGCCCCGTGGGATGGCGACCTGTGGGATGCGAACGAGGAGACGAGCAACCGGATCGCCAATGCGCTGTCCATGATCCGCGAGGCCGAGTCCCAGAACATCCCGGCACCGGGGGAGATTCCTTGGCGCACGGCGGACAACAAGACGCGGGTGCTATCGCTTCCTGAACTGACCGCCATGGGCGCATCGGTCTTCGGGGCGCAGCAGATGGTGTGGGGCAAGAACGCCATGCTGAAGGATGCCATCCTCGCTGCGGACACGATCGCCGCGGTCGAGGCTGTCGTCTGGTAGTCCAGACTGTGGACATCACGGCCGCCAGCCGGTTCGACCGGCGGGACCCGAAAGGGTGGGAGTCATGGAACGTCGCCCATCTGGTGACGCACCGGCAGGTGCATGCCGCCTGCCTCGACCTGTCTCTGGTGACCACGTTCATGCCGGTGGACTATGATCCGAAGAACGAGAACTGGGGCGAGGACCACCAGTTGATCCACAACAGCCTGTACGAAGCCCTCGGGCTGGAAGGCGCGAACCCGGACCTCGGGGATCTGGACTTCGAAGACGACGAATCCTTCGAAATCTGGCATCTGAATCACGACCTGCTGCATCAGCAGATCAACGACGCATTAGGACTCTGATATGGCAATCGCACCCGGAACCGTAGGCCCAGGCGGCGCGAAATTTGGCGCAGGCGCAGGCGGCCCCAACCGCTTCGATTTCACCCAATACGGTGGCGGCCTGTGGTCCATCGGCATCGACCCGAACTCGCCCACGGTCAAGCAGGATGTTCAGCGCTGGTACGACGCCCAGCCGGCGGCCGTCAAGGCCGAAGTCCAGAAAGGCATGGGCAACCAGCCGGGCCGGGGAAGCATCGACCCGCTGGTGTATGCCGCCGACTGGCGCGGCCGCGATGTGGCGAGGAAGATCCAGAAGTCCAACAAGTTCCTCGACACCACCCTCGGCAAGGTGCTGGGCACTGTCGCCACGGTGGGCGCAGGGTTCCTGCCCGGCGGGCAGTTCCTCGCGCCTGCGGTCGGAGCCGGCATCGGCGGCGCGAAGGGCGGCCTCAAGGGGGCCGTGCTGGGCGGGCTGGGCGGCTACGCCGCAGGGCAGGGTGCTGGCTTCCTGAAGGGCGCTGCGGCCAAGGCCGGCGGCCTGAAGGCGTTCACGGCCGCGCCGGGCGCGTTCGCCAAGAATGTTGGCGGGCAGGCGGTCACTGCAGCCAAGCAGGCGGTCACGAAGCCCCTGACGGCTCTGAAGGGCGGTGCTACTACCGGCACGCAGCGTGCGCTCGCCCAGCAGGCTCCTGCGCAGGCTGGCGGGCTTGGTGCGCCGTCCATGGCGTCTCTGGGGGAGTCCCTGTATACGCCGGCTTCTCTTGCGCCGGGCGCGGCGGAGGCGGCGGCTGCTGCTACTCCGGGCCTGCTGAAACGCACGGCGCAGTCCGCACTAGATACGCTCATTTCCAACCCGCTGCAGGCTGGTGCACTTGGTCTGGCCGCCATGCAGGCCATCAAGGGTCCGCAAATGAGCACCGGCGAGAAGACGGTGGCCGCGCAGAACCAGCAGACGAATGCGCTGACGAACCAGCTCATCTCGCGGTTCCAGTCTGGGGCGCTGGACCCGAACGACGAGCGGGCGATCGAGGAATGGCGGCGCGGGTCGCGCGCCCAGGTCGAGCAGTTCTTCGCCAACGCCGGGATCCCGAACTCGACCCAGAAGCTGGACATGCTGCGCGACATCGACAGCAAGGCGGTCGCCATGCGCGACCAGGTCCGGCAGAACTATGCCTCGGCGGCCATGTCGGGGGCGAACGTCTCGAGCAATGCAGCGCTGGCGCTGGGTCAGCTTCAGAACCTCGGCGACGCGCAGGCGGCCAATGCGCTTCAGAACCTGATTGCGGCGGCCGCGCAGATGAGCGTGCCGTCTTCCCGCGGGCAGACACTGCCGGCGGGGGTGGGCTGACATGGCAACCGCGCGTCGTGGTGGAGGGTTGAGTGTGGCTCAGGGCGCTGGGCCGGGCGGCCCGGAGCTGACCTCCATCCCATTGCCGGCGTCCGCCCGCAGGGCTGCGCCCCAGCCCATTCCTGCGGCCGCGCCGGTGCCGGCACAGGTCGGTGTGGATGCGTTGCTCTCCGGCGTGCCGCAGTTACCTGTGACCGAAGTTCCGCCGCTACCTGATTTTCAGGTCGGGGTGGTCGGGGTGCCGTTGCCGCAGCCTAGCAGGGAGACGACTGAGCTTCGCGGCATGCTGTCCGAGGCGCAGGGCGCGTTGAGGGACGAAGACCTCCGGGCCGAGGCCGCGCGCACCGCATTGGCCGAGCAGTATGCGGCGGCCGTCGCCGCGCCGTTGCCGGCGATGGAGGAGCGTCCGCAGTTGCCGGATGCGCCGGTGATGCGGAACTGGCAGGAGGCTGTGCAGGAGCAGATGCCGTTGCTGGCGCTGATCGCAGTGCTCGGCGCTGCCGGCACTCGCCAGCCCCTGCTGAACGCCATGAACGCGATGACGACCGCGACGCTGGCCCTCCAGAAGGGGCAGTACGATGAATACGAGCGCAGCCTGCGGCAGTGGGAAGTCGAGAGCAAGGTGGCGCTGGACAAGATTCAGGCTTGGCAGGACAAGCGGAAGGAAATTCTCGACAGCCGAAATCTGTCCATCGAACAGAAGAAGGCCATGCTGGAAGCCATGGATGAGAGTGCGACGAAGCGTCGCGCCTTGTACCAGGGTGATGTGGAGCGAATCTCCTATTGGCTGGAGGAAAGCGCAAAGGCAGATCAGGCCATCCAGAAGGCCCTTGAGGCCAACGCAAAGATGGCACAGACCGCCGAAGCGACGAATGCACGCTTGGGGCAGGCCGGCGCGATCGCAGACCGCAGGTTTGCCCTTTCCCAAGCTGACTCCGCCCGTCGTGATGCGCAGGCGAGGGTCCGTACGGCCATCGATACCCAGCGGCTCATCACTGAGCAACTTCGCGCGGTCAACGAACAGAGCAGGTATGCGTCTGAAGACGAGAGCCGAAAGTTCAAGCTGGACAAGCTGAAGCTTGAAATTGAACAGGGCAAGGCCTTGATGGAGGAGAGAAAGGCCCGCCTCAAACTTGAACAGTCGAAAGCCGCGCAACAGGCGGCTCTTAATGACATCAAGATGGAGAAGGCAAAGCTTGAAATTGCGAATATGGAGCGCGCTAAGGGCGAACTTAGCACCTCTCAGTTCCAGCAAGCGAAAGCCTTGAAGAAACAGTTCGACACGGATACGGGCAAGCTGTTTGATGACCTTGAAGCCATGGAGAACATCCTTGAGCTTCGTGGAGAGCCCCTTGGCGCGGAACTCGCGAACAACTGGCTTGTGAGTCTCGCGCCCGGAAGGCAGACCACGAATCAGCAGTTGAATGCGATCAAAAACACCGGCGACCTTGGGACTCGCATTCAGAACACCTACTCGATGTTCCTCACCGGCAAACCTGGGCCGCAGGCCATGGAAGATGTGGCGAAGCTCATCAGGGACATGGCCCCTCTTTACCGGCAGCGCATCGACACGCAGATTGAGCGTGTTGGCTCTCAGGTCCAGACCCTGTTCCAGAGTTCCGGCGATGATGTGCAGTTGAAGGTGTTCGAATTCATCGTTCCAGAAACCATTCCGGGCGGAGAGCTTTCCCGATGACCACTCTGCAAGAGGCGATTGAAAAGCGCAGGTCTCAGCTTCGCGAACCCGCGCCAGCTGAACCTGTTGCCGAGTATGTCGAGGAATACACGGTCAGCCCCACCTCGTACACCCGCGAGGAGAAACAGGTCCTGCGCCAGCGACGAGAGGAGTCCAAGACCGGCATCGGCTTTCCCAGCGCCGGCAGGGCCAAGGAGTTGGTCAAGGAGGGCATCGTCACCGGAACCGCAGGGATGGCAAACCTTCCGTTGACGCTCAATGCGCTGGCAGGCAAGGCCATGGCTGCACTGGTCCCGGCTGGTCCGGTCAAGCGCATGGCCGAGGCGGCGTCTGGACTGGAGCAGAAATCTCTCGCCGCCATCGAGCCGGTTGTCCGCGGTGCCATGTCGGGCCGGCTGGAGGCCGTTCCAAGCCCCATGGTGCCGAAGCCCGGCGAGCGCCTGCCAGAAATGCTGCCGCCTGAAACGCTGATGGAGAACGTCCTATATCGCGGTGGCCAGTTCTTCCCGGAGGCAGTGACGGCTGCCACCGCGACCCGCGCCCTACTGGGGCAGGCAGCGCCGGGTATCGCCGGCGTAGCTGCAGGTGCTGCTCGAGCCATCCCCGGAGCGGCAGGCTCTTCGCTGGGCCTGGGCGGCGTGTCCGTCATCGGCGAGGAAGTCGGCGGGCTTCTGGGGCGTCCTCTGGGCGCAGAAGAGGGCGGTCGGCTGATGGGCCGCATCAGCGCTGAGTTGCTGGGAGGCATGGTGACGCAGGCCGGCGGCCGCGCCGTGGTTGGGACTGCGGCAGATGCTGGGAAGAGGGTACTGGAGCCTCTCTATCGCCCGGCAATGGCGGCCGCTCGTCGTGTGTTCGACGGTACTGCGCTTGAGGCCATGCAGGGCGGGACTGTGCCGGGCATGGATCGCGTCCAAGCCGGACTTGACCAGTTCATGGCGACGCGCGAAGGGCAGCGCCTCGCGCAGGCCCTCGCTGGCCGCCAGCAGGTGACTGAGGACATTGCTCGCGCTGCCGAGAAGGCGATGGCTGATGTCGGCCTTCCGCTGACGATCGACCTCGCGACCCGCTCTGGCGCTGCCGAAATGCGCAACCTCGTCGCTCAACTTGAGCGCAAGAGCGAAGCCATGCGTTCCAGAAAGGTCCAGCAGGAAACACGGCTTGAAGAAGGCATGCAGCGGTTGTTCGACCAGGCATCTGCAGGACAGCGGCAGGCCAACCTGCATTTGCTCTCGCGCCAGAGTCTGGATGAAATCATTCGCCGGCAGGAGACGAAGATTTCCCAATACGAACAGCAGATGGATGAGATTGTCAGCCGCATCGGCGAGGGCGGCGCGACGTTCGAATCCGTTGGGCGGCAGATGAGGGATGCGTTGGTTTCTGAGCGCAACGCCATGCGCCAGGAGTTCCAGACGGTGTATCAGCTTCTGGACAACGATGGCAACCAAGTCTCTGCCCAGCTTCCGGGCGGCGGCTACCAGCTCGACAACATCCTCGGCTATATCGAAAGCTTGCGCAAGCAGCCTCATCTATTCGACAGGGTGCATAGCGCGATCACTCGGTACGATCGAGACGGCCGGAAATACATGCTGAAGGAAGAGCCGGTGAATTCCGCAGATAACCTGCCGGATTCTGGAGACTTCCCAGAGGTCATGTCGGCGGACGAAATTGGAAATCCGGCGACCGCACAAGCGGACACCATCGACAAGGCCCGCAAGGATTCCGAAGGCTATCGCGGTATTCAGGAATACCCGGTGGGCGATATCCCCGTCGACCTTTCCAAGTACAAGCCAGTGTCGTTCCAGACCTTGCGCCATCTCCGTCGAGATGCGGGCTTTGCCCTTCGCAACTCTCCGCCGGAATTGCGCGGGCCGCTCATGGAACTCCAGCGCCTGATTGACGAGGAGATAGCAGAGAAGACCCCTGAGCTGTTCGACGCATTCAGACGGGTTCAGCAAGACTACGCTACCGAATACATTGGAAGGTATCAGCGCGGGGTGGCGGGGAAAATCTTGGCATCCAACCGCGAAGGCGTCATGACCGTCTTCGACAACAAGTTGCTCAAGGCCTTCTGGGATGCCGGTGCTGCTGGCGCAGCGCAGGCGCGGGCGCTGGGCATTAACCAGATGACTCCTAATCCGCTCCTTACCATCTCGCTGAAGAAATTGGCGGAGCAGATCGGGTCGAAAGACCCCGCGAACGCTGCGCGGAACTTCGAAGTGTTCATTCGCAACAACCGCGAATTCCTCGATGCCGCAGAACTGACCCCCTACTTCTCCGACATGCGGACGAGCATGGAAGCGCTGAACGATTCACTTGCGACAGCGAGGGCAGAAGAGAAACTGATCGACAAGGAGTTGCTCAGACGTCTCATCAAGAGCCTGGAAATTCCGATTGGAGATCGCCAAGACGTAGGGGATGTCCTGCGCACGATGACCGGCAACCCGGAAGAGCGGGAGGCCCTGACGCGCATGATGTCGCGCCCCGGCATGGAAGACTTCCGGGATTCCGTGCTCAACACGTTGCTGGAGTCTATGCGCGCAGCCCGCAGCAAGAAGCCGTTCGAAGAGATGCTTGCCCTGGAGCCTGTGCTTCGGCCGCTGTATGCCACGAAGAGCGCGGATGCGTTCGACAAGGCGCTGGCGTTCGCCGCAGTCGTGCAGGCTCGGCGCATGACTCCGCCGACGGCTTTCCCGCAGGGCTTGGAATCCATCGCGTCGCAGGACCCTGCTGCTCGGGCGCTCGGAACCAGTTCTGTGGCTATCCTCGGCAGGGTCAGGTCTGTCGTCATGGGCTACATGTCGAAGCTCTACGCCGGCTTCGACATCCTGTCTCGCTATGGCATCAAGTTGTCGCGCGAGAGGGCAGATCGCCTGATGATGGACGCCATCTACGATCCGAACGCCGCCAATCAGTTGATGGCCCTGACGTTCACCCTCGATCGGCCGAACGTGTCGCTCGGCGCGGTCAATCTGGCCCTGAAGAAATGGAACCAGTACGCCATCGAAAATGGCCTCACAGTCCTGCTCTACGAAACGACTGAGCGGACCCCGACCCCAGCGCCTCTGCCGGTGGACTAATGGCAACGAAAAAGCCGAAAATCGACCTGACGGATGATATTCGGGTGGCGCTCCGGCGCGAGCTGGATACGCTGAAGGAGCATGCGGAGTTGGCCGACCGCATGGCGATCATCGACCGGGCCATCAAGTTCGAAGCCATGCGAAGGAAGGGTGGCGACGATGAATACGGTTCTGCTTTTGAGGAGGATGAGGGATGAGCGAGTCGACTGCTGCGGTGCTGCTCCTGCGGGCGGCGCTGGGAAACAAGATTGCGATGCTGCTGGCCATGTTCACGGCGGCGGCGGGGTTCGCGTGGTGCCTGTATGAGCCGGACTGGATCCGCTTCACGGCTGCCACGACCTACACGTTCCTGACCTACGTTGCCGTGCTGCGCGGCCACAAGGAGCCGATCGAATGAAGACCATCGAAGCCTACATGCCGGAGACGCTGACGACCTCCAACCCGGCCAAGACCATGCTGGAGAAGCGTCCGTTCATCCCGCAGTTCAACGCCCGTGACCTGTCCCAGACGCGGGACGGCACCTGCGCGCCGCCCTGCACCATGCCGAACACCATCCGGTCCCTGCGCCGCCGTCCGTAATGGAGACGCTGTCGCAGAAGCAGTGGAGGTTCCTGCAGTACCTCGGGCATCTGATCCGCTGGGCGGAGGCCGAGGGCTACGCCCTGACCGGCGCGGAACTGTTCCGCTCCCCTGAGCAGGCGGCAATCCACGCCACGCCCGGCACCTCGCTGGACATGGCAGCCGACCGGATTGCCGACATCTGTCCGGCCGTCGCCCGCGAGTTCAAGGCCATCGCCAAACGCCGCGTCGGTCCCACGGGTCGCGAGATGTCCATCCACCGCGACAGACTGGGCGTCGACCTCAACCTGTTCATCGGCGGCCGCTACCAGGCGGACTCTGCGGCCTACGAGCCGCTGGGCGTGTTCTGGGAGAGCCTGCACGCCGACTGTGTCTGGGGCGGCAGGTTCAGCCGGCCCGATGGCAACCACTTCTCTCTGCGCCATGAAGGGCGGGCCTGACATGGACCCGCAGGCGGCGGAGCAGGCCGGCAAGACGGTCGCCGACTACAGCACCCTGACCTATGTCTGGGTCATCGCATTGAGCGTCTGGGGCGGCGTCGTGTCATGGGTGGGCAAGGTCCGGCGTGGGGAGGTCAGCCCGATGTCCCTGCTGGAACTGTTCGCCGAGGTGGTGGTGGCCGGGTTCGTCGGCATGCTGACGTTCTGGCTGTGCGAGGCGGCGGAGATGGCTCCGCTGCTGACCGCGGCGCTGGTGGGCGTCTCGAGCCACATGGGCACGCGCGCCCTGTTTCAACTGGAGCGGTTTTTCTCCTCCAAGCTGCCGAAGGGATGAATGATGCCAAAGGGAACGAAGGTGGAGCGTTGCTACACCGACTTGAAGAAGACCATGCCCAAGGGGCGTGCTGCAGCTATCTGCCAGAAGTCGACGGGCCTTTCTTTGGCGACGGGCAAGCCCCCGAAGGGAAAGCGCGGCAAATGATGCGGGGGCCATGGATGGCTGATGGATGTCGAGAGTCTGCGGTTCGCGCAGGTTGTGCGGGTGGCGCTGGTCATGGTGACCGCGCCGGTGTCGTGTTGGCAGGCGGCGCGGGAGGTCCCTGTGATCGGTGACGCCATCGCAGGGGTGCTGGGCAAGGTCATCGACCGGGCGTGGCCAGATCCTGTCGAGAAGGCCAAGATGGCCATCGCCATCGAAGAGATGCGCCAGAACGGCGACTTCCGGGCGCTGGACGCCGAGCTCGAGCGCAGCCGGCAACAGGTCGAGGTCAACAAGGTCGAAGCGGCCAGCCCCGACAGGTTCGTCAGCGGCTGGCGTCCTGCGATCGGATGGGTCTGCGCCTGCGCCCTGGGCTGGCACTACATCGGCCGCCCCATCGCAAGCTGGACCCTGCTCATGACCGGGGCGGACCAGCCCATCCCGGCAGTTGAACTGGGCGACCTGTGGGTCGTCATGCTGGGCATGTTGGGCCTTTCCGGCATGCGCTCCTACGACAAGGCCAAAGGCACCGCCCTGCACTAACGCAGGCAGAAAATCCTGAACCCGTCGCCTTCCTTGCGCGACGCGAACTTCCTGCCACACCGTTTGCTCCAGTAAAACAGGGCATACGACACAGCATATCTGCGCGGCACATTGACCCACCGGGATTGCCCGGGTTTCATTCGCTGCAGCCAGTCCCATTTCCGCCTGTCTGGTGGAGCAATTCCTTCGTCAAATTCTTCAGTTCCCATTCGCTTTCTGCTATTCTAACTCTTCCAAACATCCTATCATTGGAGGAAGGTGATGCGATATTACGTCGTGGATTGCGAGCTGGGGTCCGAGCGACTCCAGTTCATGGTGAAGGCGAAGAGCAAGGCGGACGCGCGTCGGCATGTGACCGACAAGGTCACCGAGGCGTCCCTCGCGGCGCAGGACGATCTGGTCGCATGGGTGGCCGCGGGCCGTCCCATCGAGCAGGCCCAGGAAGCCGCCGCAGAGGTCTCAGAAGCCGGCGAAGCCGCGTAACCATGCGAGCACAAGGGGGCGGGAAGGACGCCCCCCTGTGCCTTGCGAGGAGGTGTCATGGACATGCTCATCGAGGTATGTGGCTGGTTGATGGTGGTGTGCGTGTTCGTGGCGATCGTGGAGGCCATTGTCCAGACTCTGGACGACAGGGGATGGGGAAACGATGAGTGAGGTGCAACATGGGATGGTGGTTCTTGCTGGCGTGGTTGGAGATGGGCATACCGCAGACTGCAATGGTCTACGCGGGGCAGGATGAGCAACGCTGCCTGACGGTGGCGGACGAACATCTGGAGCGGCAACAGGAACGGCCCGACAGGTTCGTCGAGGTCGTTTACCTGGGCTGCGTGCGCGGGAGTCAACCGAGGATGGTGCGATGAGCGAAGAAGAATTGCTGGATGCCATGTGCCAAGCGTACTGGAAGGCTGGGCCGGGCATCAGGAACCCCATGCGGAGCATTTTGGAATTGCTGCACGCCCACGGCTATCGGCGGTGTGCGGAGGGGCAGAAGGTGACGCAGTGGTGTGCCGAGGCTGAGCGCATCCGGGCCAATCTCAAGGCGCTTGAGGACGAGCATATTGCTTACGCCGATGACGTAGGCGACGCGCTTGGTCAGGGCGAGGATGAACCGCTGCTGACGTGTGCGCGGCGGGTAGTGGCCGAGTTCGAGCACTGCCTCGCCGTCGTGCGGGCGCATGACAGTTCGTTGACGCGGCGATGAGGGCAGAGGGATGAGTTGCGAAATTTGCGGACGAGGCTCGTGCACGCGCTCTTTCCATTCAATAGAGGCGCAGGAAGAATTCGATGAACGGCAATCCATGAGCGATGACGTGGGCACGCTGCGCGAAGAGTTGCAAAGCGCCCGCGCCGAACTCGCGGCCCTGCACAAACGTGCAGAGCAAGCCGAGGCCGAGGTCGAGCGGCTGCGAGTCGAGGTAGAGCGGTATAAGTCGATGTTAGAGAAAGCATCGTTCAACGCAGGTCTTTGAGGTGAATCATGAACAGGGATGACGTGCTGCGATTGGCTGAAGAACTGCGGGAGGCCGTTGAAACTTACCCGCAGATGTCGGAGGACGAACCCGGCGGCTACTGCTCAAAACAGGACTACCTGCTGGATTCGGCGGCTATCGCGCTTCGTCAAATGTGCGCGGAGCTTGAATGTATCGAATCCGCTGTGCGGGCGGATGAGAGGGAGGAGTGCGCGAGGGTGTGCGAGGAAACTACGTTTGCGTGGACAGAGCACACTTACAACAGCGGGTGCATGGACTGCGCCGCCGCCATCCGGGCGAGGGGGGGGCGATGAGCCTGCGTGAAGCAGCATTAAAGGCACTGAGCGCGCTGGAATACACCGCCTACGGAGAGCGCCCGCCCGCGCCTGAAGTGCGCGACGCTCTAACCGCCCTCCGCACCGCCCTCGCGGAAGAGCCAGACGCATCCGGCTTGTACCACAGGCCCGTGCATAAGGATTCGCCAAATGCGCGCCCAGCGTTTGCGGTCCGCGCGGAAGCGGAAGAGCCGGTGGCGTGGATGAAGATTGAAGATCCATGGGGTGGCAATGAGGCGCATTTTAGCCGAGACGAGCAAGTCGGCTGGACGGCTCTCTACACCCACCCACCCCGTCGCGAGCCGTTGACGGAAGAAGGCGTTCGACGCTTGTACCGAGAGGCATGGACGCCCGAAAGCGAGGCGAACGAGGTGCTGGCTTTCGCACGCGCCATTGAGCGAGCGCACGGGATAGGAGGTGAATCATGAGCCTACGTGAAGCAGCGGAGAAGGCGTTGGAGGCGTTGGAATACATCGCTCGATATGGTCGGCCGCCACCGCCGGAAATACATCGAATAATTGACGCCCTCCGCACCGCCCTCGCGGAAGCGGAAGCGGAAGAGCCGGTGGTGAATATCGGGCCAGAATGGAAGCCGTGCGTGAAGCTGCCGATTACCGTCCATGTCCGAGAGCAACGCGCAGGAGAGACTCACATCAGCACGCGAGAGGGCATTACGCCCGTTAAGCCGGACGATCTAATCATGCGCGGCGTGGCCGGCGAGGAATATCCCATCAGCCGCGAATTATTCAAGCGCACCTACCGGATGGAAGCGGGAGCGGAACCGGATGAGCCGGTGGCGTGGATGAAGATTGAAGATCCATGGGGTGGCAATGAGGCGCATTTTAGCCGAGACGAGCAAGTCGGCTGGACGGCTCTCTACACCCACCCACCCCGCCGCGAACCGTTGACGGCGGAAGCCTTTCACGCCTTGTGGCGAGATTCACTCGAAAAGTGGCGGAAGGTCGGCGGCTGGAGTATGGCGGCTGAGATGATGGGCCGCGCAATCGAGCGCGCTCACGGGATAGGAGGTGACGAGTGAGTCCGAGAGAAGTGATAGCAATGGCATTGAGCAACAGGGCAACGTGTCACGAAGATGATTGGGATTGGTTTGATATGGCCGACGCCGTGATCGACGCGCTGGAGGGGATGGAGCCTACGGAGGCGATGGAACGAGCGGGGACAAAACCCTCGCCGCGTTTCCAAAGTCGCTCGGAAACGGCCAAGTCTATCTGGCGCGCAATGGTCGGAGCGATGCGGGAGTCAAAATGAATTACTCAGAACAATTCGAAGCCTTCTGGCACAACTACGGAAGCGAAGAAGGTCTGCAGGCTGGCGAGAAGGGCGGCAAGCGTGAAGCGTACAAGGCGTGGGACAAGGCACTGCATCGCTGGGCTGCGGAAGAGAAGAAGTCTGGGCCCGGTGTCGAGGCGGAGTTCGCCCGCCATGTAGCAGTGGGTCATGGCATCAACATGCGCAACCGCAAGGCCCTGCACCGGGCCAAGCGGTTCGTCCCACGGCTCCCGATGGTGACGACCTATCTCAACCAGTTCCGGTTCGAAGCGGAGCTGGACATCGCAACTGGCGACATCGTGGATGGTGGCCCTGCGAAGGCGGTGTGGGCGTGCGCAAGATGTGACCAGCCTGCGATCGGTCGCACCGAGCAGGGCGACAGGGTCTGCAAGGAGCACGATCTGGAGGACTGGTACGAGCGGGTGCGCAAGTCGACCGATGAGAAGGTCATCAAATGGTCGCCCAGGTTCATGGTTCAGCGCTATCCGAAAGACCCAGCCGAGTCGTGGAGCGACTGGTCGAGGCGCGTCGCCAGCCAGATTATCCGCGAGGCGAGGCCGGGAAGCCCGTTGAATGCGCTGCGCGCGAAGGATGCATGAAGATGCGATACCTATCGGTTTGCAGTGGGATCGAGGCCGCCACCGTCGCGTGGCATCACATGGGTTGGGAACCCGTAGCTTTCAGCGAGATAGAGCAATTCCCGGCTGCGGTGCTGAAGCACCACTATCCGCATGTGCCCAACCTGGGCGATATGACCAACTTCAAGGAGTGGCCAGATGCAGCTATCGATGTTCTCGTCGGAGGAACTCCCTGCCAAAGCTTCAGCGTCGCAGGGCTTCGAAAAGGCCTTGCTGACCCTCGAGGAAATCTCGCTCTCACCTATCTTGCCATCGCTGCACGCTATCGGCCCCAGTGGGTGGTTTGGGAGAACGTCCCCGGCGTCCTGTCCAGCGGACGAGGACGGGACTTTGGTTCCTTCGTCGGGGGTTTGGGCCAACTCGGGTATGGGTGGGCCTACAGAGTGTTGGATGCTCAGTACTTCGGAGTGGCCCAGCGACGGCGTCGCGTGTTCGTTGTCGGATGTCTTGGAGACTGGCGACGTGCCGCGGCGGTTCTTTTTGAGCTCCAGAGCTTGCGAGGGGATCCTCCGCCGCGCAGAAAAGCGCGGGAAAGATCTGCCGCAGTCTCTTCTCCGAGCGTTGCAGGAAGTCTCGACACGGAGTGCGGAGGCGGAAGACTGACGCATCAAAGCGCAGTCAATGGCCATCTCGTAGGGACGATCACTGCACGCATGTTTGGAGCCCTTGGCGCGCGAGACGTTGAAGAGGGTGCGCTGCTGCCGGTCTATTGCGATCCGCTTAACCAAGCGGCAAGCGCTTCGACCGCAAAGACTCTTGCTGCGCGCTCAGACATGGACGGCATGGGAATCGTCGCCCACACCCTGCGCGGCGATGGCTTCGATGCCAGCGAGGACGGCACGGGGCGGGGGACGCCGCTGGTGCCGGTGCTTGGCCCGACATTGCAGGCCAGGACAAGAGGCGGCGGGGGGCTTGGGACTGACGCCGAGTGCGACGGCGCACTTATTCCGGTGTCGGTGGCCCATACACACGTTATGCCGACTATGCGAGCGGCTAGTGGCGGCGCTGCCCACAATCAGCGCAGCGGCGATACTCGCGATGAATACGTCGTGCCAGTGTGTCACGCCTTCGACGCCCGCCAGTCGGACGTGATTCAGTACGGCGACAAGACCGGCCCGCTGGACACGGACGGGCACAGCGTGGCGGTGGCGTTCAGCGTCAAGGACTACGGCGGTGATGCGGGCGACATCGCGCCGACATTGCGGGCTGGCGGCCATGCGGGCAGCCATGCGAACGGGGGCGTGATGCCAGCGGTGGCGTTCCAGCCTGGAAACTTGGCGCGTGGCGCTGGGAGCCAGCCAAGCGGAGAGGTTTTCCCGACACTGAAGTCTGACCACGGCCGAGGCTTGAGCGACCAGCATCCTCATGTGATGGCAGCCATGCAAGTCCGCCGCCTTACCCCGCGCGAGTGCGAGCGCCTGCAGGGTTTCCCCGACGACTACACCCAGATCCCCTACCGCAACAAGCCCGCCGCAGACGGCCCGCGATACAAGGCCATCGGGAACAGCATGGCGGTTCCGGTGATGGCCTGGATCGGGCAGCAGATCGACATCGCCGCTTCCGGCCTCGTATGACCCTCACCTTCACGCCACACGACTACCAGCGCGAGGCCCTCGACCACCTCTACGACCTGCCCCGCAGCGTCCTGTGGATGCCGATGGGCGGGGGCAAGACGGTGACGGTGCTGACCGCTTTGACGACACTGGACCTCGTGGACGACGTGTTCCCGGTGCTGGTCCTTGCGCCAAAGCGGGTGGCGACCAGCACATGGCCACAGGAAGTGGCCAAATGGGCTCATACAGCGGCCTTGCGCGTGTCGCCGGTAGTCGGGACCGCAAAGCAGCGGGAAGCCGCCCTGCGGGCTCCTGCTGACGTCTACACGATGAGTTACGACAACCTCCCCTGGCTCGTCGCTCACTACGGCGAGGGCTGGCCGTTCAAGACCGTGGTGGCCGACGAGTTGACCCGCCTGAAGTCCTACCGCACCCGGCAGGGCGGGACCCGCGCCAAGGCGCTGGCCAAGGTGGCGCACAGCAAGGTCAAGAGGTTCATCGGCCTGACCGGCACGCCGGCGCCC